TACAAGGCCGCGCAAGCTGCAAGCGACTTTAACGAAACGGTTAGTAAATCGGGCATTATTTTTGGTGAAGCGTCTACAGAAATTAAAAGGTTTGCCGATACCGCCGCGTCGAGCTTAGGTTTATCTAAACAAGCTGCATTAGACGCCGCGTCTACTATGGGCACGTTTGGTAAATCGGCAGGTTTAGCCGGTACGGAATTGTCAACCTTTTCTATAGAAATGGTAAAACTTTCAGGCGACCTAGCAAGTTTCCATAACGCAAACCCTGCCGACGTAGCCCTAGCGTTAGGCGCTGCCCTACGTGGCGAGGCCGAACCTATACGCAAATTTGGCGTACTACTGAACGACGCAGCGGTAAAAGCCCAAGCTATGAAAATGGGTTTGTACGACGGCACCGGCGCATTAAGCGCCCAGGCAAAAGTATTGGCAACGCAAAAACTTATTTTAGAACAAACCAGCGACGCGCAAGGCGATTTTGCGCGCACGTCGGGCGGCGCAGCCAACCAGCAACGCATATTATCCGCGCAAGTTGACAACGCAAAAGTAGCAATAGGCCAGGCGTTTTTGCCAATACTCGAAGCCGTCCTACCTGTATTAGTTAATTTTGCTTCAGCCATTGGCAACAATACGGGCGCGTTTGTGGCGTTTGTTGCTGTCATTGGCACTATTTCAGGTGCAATCGTTTTGGCTAAGGGCGCCATGATGTTATGGAAAGCGGCAAGCATTATTACAACAGCCGTCAACTACGCCCTGGCAACGTCATTTACAGCGGTACAAATTTCTACAGGCATTGGCATTATTGCTGTAGTTGCAGGCGTAGCGGCGTTTTCTGCCTATACATCAAAAATGAACGCAGCGCGTAAAGAAAGCGATTTACTCAACCAGCAAACACTTATTACCGCCGGCACTATTGGCAGCATGGGCGCGCTTATGGGGCCTTTAGGTTTCATAGGGCCGCAATTAAGCAATGAACAATTAAAACAAGCTTACGCAGATTTTGAAAAGGCTAAAAACGGCGCTAACCAGTTTGGCAGCGGCGTTGACCTAGCGGCAGAAAAATTAAAGAAAATGAAAGAAGCAATAAAAGAAGCGTCGGCGGCCTTAGTTGAGGATATGACAAAAGCGTTAGACGACGCAAAAGGCGCGTTACAAACAGCACAAGACGCATTTAGCGAATTTGGCGAAAATGTATCTAGCAGCCTGTTAGAAGCGTTCAGTTTTAAAGACGCTAAAGACGCAGGAAAAGACACGGGCGCAGGGTTTTTAGTTGGGTTACGTGACCAAGTAACCAATATAAATAAATATGGTAAAGACGTAGAAACGTTGCTACGTATGAACTTGTCGGAAGCCGCATTAGCCGAAGTTTTAAAGGCAGGTAACGAAAGCGGCGCGGCTATTGCTGCCGAACTTATTAAAGGCGGTCAATCCGCTATAGACGAAACTAACGCGCTTGTAGCGTCTGCCCAAGCTATGGCAGACCGGATAGGTCAACTAGCTGCAACACAGTTTTATAGCGCGGGCGTATCTAACGCCCAACAGTATTTGGCAGGCGTTGAGGCCGCTATGGCGGTTGCTAACGCACGACTAGCCGGCAAGGGCTTGAAGTTGGCCGACGTTAAAGGCATTTCGGCAGGGTTTAACGACGCAATTAGCCCGCCAGTTGCCGCGCCTGTTAGTCTACCTGGTACCAATTTTGGTGGGCCTGGCGGCGGCGGTCAATTTGTAATTAACGTAAACGGGGGTTTAGCGTCTAGCGCCGACATTGGTAAAGCCGTTGTAAACAGTATTCGCGCGTTTAATCTTACTAACGGCCCTGCAAATATTCAGGTTGCGTAATGGCTACCGCGTTAATTAACGGCGGCCCCGACTACCTAGTAGAACTAGATACTGGCGCAATAGTTGACGGCTTCGAGCTTGACGACCCGATTAGAGGCGTCTTAAATAATCCCGATTATGTGCTAGACGGAACAACAGATTTTGCCGATATTACTTCTTATATTGAAACTGTAAATATTAGGCGCGGGCGACAACTTACAACAGACCAAATTAACCAAGCCGGCACGTGCAGTTTTACAATGAAAGAAACCGAAACAGACCAAAACCTAAACCCATTAAACGACGCAAGTATTTACTACGACAGCGCGCAAGATATACCAGGGTTAGCCCCGTTGCGTATTGTGCGCGTATCGCGTGACGGGGAATATTTATTCGTAGGCCGTGTAATTAACTATGATTACCGCTACAACTTGGGCGGCCTTGATGAAGTTACGGTAGTTTGTGCCGACGACTTTTATTTACTTAGCCGTACAGCTTTAGCAACGTTTACACCTAGCGCCGAAACTAGCGCGGCGCGCTTGTCAACTGTTTTAGCCCGCCCCGAAGTTGCCTATACCGGCGCTACAAGTATTACGGCAAGCCCTGTAACTACCCTGGGCAACTATCTTGTAGCCGATAATACGCAGGTAGCGTCATACATAAACCGTATTAACGAAGCCGAACAGGGCCGTATTTTTTTATCACGTAGCGGCGTATTGACCATGCAACCGCGTATTACTAGTTCGTTTAGTAGCCCTGCCCTAGAACTATCCGACGCTGGCAACGTACCCTACAACGCGTTAACCATAGAATTTGACGCTTCTAACGTTGTTAACAGGGCGTCTATTTTGCGCGAAACAGGTATAGCCCAGGTAGCAACCGACGCTACGTCTATTGCCCAATATTTTACGCAGTCTGTAGAACAGACCAATAGCCTTTTATCGAGCGACGCCCAAGCCGCCACGTTGGCTAGTTACCTTTTGGTTGCCCAACCGTCGCCCCGTTATACGTCGGTAGGTATTTGGTTTGGCAGTTTGACCAATCCGCAACGTACAGCTGCCGCCGTCATAGACCTAGGCGATTTAATAGAAATAACTAAAACTGAAACGTTTGGTACTGTTACCCAAGAATTGTACGTAGAGGGCGTCGAGCACGTAATAACGTTTGACGGCGGCCACGCTATGCGCTATTACACAAGCCCTACAAGCCTGGTATATGCGTTTATTCTTGACGATATTACTTTTGGCGTTTTAGATATCGCCGACCCCCAACCCGCATTAAGTTAGGATAATAGAACTATGCCAAACGAACAGGTAAAAGTACCGTTATTTGCAGCGTCGGAAATTTTGACCGCGGCAAATATGAATATTTCGGCAGGTACAGGCGTACCAGTATTTGCTACGACGGTTACGCGCGATGCCGCTTTTGGTGGTGCCGGCGAAAAGGTACTAGCAGAAGGCCAATTATGTTATTTGTCGTCTACAAACGTAGTTCAGTACTACGACGGCGCGGCGTGGGCTACTCTTGCGCCTACATCAAGCGGTCTAACCCTTGTAAGCGCAACAACAATTGGTACAACAGTTTCAAGCGTCACCATAACTGGCGCTTTTAGTGCTACTTATGACGCCTACAAAATCGTTATTAGTGGCGGCGTTGCAAGCGGGTCAAGCAACTTTAACCTTGTTTTTGGCGCTACTACCACGGGCTATGTTTGGGGTTCAATTTACAACAACTACGGCGCAAGTGTTGTTGGCGGCGGTTCAACAACGGCCTCAAACATTGACCTCATTGGAAATGGAACTACCGCGCAACTTAATTTTAATGTTGATGTTGTAAACCCATTTTTAGCCAAACCAACACAAGTAAACGGATTTTTTATTGACCCATCAAATTCAGGTTCTACTAGAGGTTATTTGAATAACACAACCTCTTACACTGATTTTAAGATTACACCGGGTAGCGGAACTCTTACTGGTGGAACAGTTCGAGTTTACGGATACGCAAACAGTTAGGGCATGACATGACGTATGAGGAAGCCGTAGCAATGTACCCACAAGATGCAACATATATACAAATAGATGACGTTGTTCGATTAATGACACCAGCCGAATACGAAGCATTTATACAACGCCAAGTTGACTATGTGCCACTTGTTTAATGCAGGCGTTATGGGTTGCGTTAGTAGCAGGCGGTTTTACTGTCCTAGTAGCAATAATAAATCGAGCCGACAAAACAAGCCAAAAAGAACACGCCGAAACCTATAAAA